TCAATAATTTTTAAATTCTGAGACGATGATTTCAACCATATTGGCTACACGAATACCCCTGATTATAATAAGCTGATTTTGACAATCAGTTACGCCATAATCAAAATGCATAGTCATATCATTTCGTTCAGTAAAAGAAGTTCTGTAATTATTTTTCTTCATAACTAACATCTCTGTTTTTCATTTTTCAATAGTAAATATAAATACTAAAAGAACTAGTAAACTAAATGGATTAATTATTAAGTCTATTTAACAGTAATTGAAACACATATATGAACAGCTTTCAGTCAACTTCGGGTTGTAAATCTATTTCGCAATATGATTGATACAAAAAGCCCAACTAAGACCTATGACAAAAAAAGATACAATGTACATTGTTACTAAAATGTACGTTTTGTTAACCTTAACAAGCTACCATTTTTTAAATGACAAAGCAAACGATTACCTAAAAAACTAACTCATTTAGATAACTAAAATGATGATTATGCTGATATGCAATCACACAGATTAACCTTATTTACGATGGAAAAGATCGCTCATTAGCCCATAACGTTAACTAAATGGCGATGTTTTTGATAACTTGTTAACCCATCACAAACCGCCTCAAGTTCGATAGTCATTTCAGATTCTGTCGGCTGATTATCAAAAGTTGGGCTAACATTAACAATCTGATAATCTTGAATATATTTACCAATACCAACGGTAAAAATAACAAAATTGATTAAACCAACGTATGGATACGAAGATGATTTATTTAATTGCGTGCCTAGTCCAATGGTTGGCGTCATTGTGGCAAGAAAAAATGAGCATACCTTCGTCATAACATTTTTTCCATTAATAAAAAATTTCAACATATTATCGGTTCGACTCATAGCAACATGGTAACACTTACCTGCCTCAAAAATAGTTGATGGACTACTGAACGAGTAACCAATATTGCTAATCCATAATGATAAAGCACCTGAGCTTGTTATCACAACTTGCCACGTTACTTTTGAACCATTAGATGAATAGCCATTGAAAAAATCGAAAATAACTTGATCTTGTTCCCCCATTTTTTCAGGTTTAATCGAAAACTCAATCGTAAAATCTCGATTACCTATTTCGAAATTTGATACATTAGATGTTGATAAATAACTATTTTCCCCAATTTTCAGGGAGCCTTTAGAAGATAATTCTAAATCAGTTACAAACGTACAACCATTATTTGTCCATATTGCTCCAGCCTCATCAAGCAGATTGTTTTCAAGTTTAAGAAATACCTTTACTGGCGATGAAGTTGTATTAATCCAAGAATAAGATGTATTATGAATATTGTTGGCTGAATGTAAAATATGATTATTTTTATCTAAAATGGTTAAGTTATAAGCCGTTGATGTATTGAGATCTACATTTGTATCGGTATGACCAAATGTCGTATCAATAAGTTTATCGGCTTGTAATAAACGGTTTCGACTCGCCCATGAAATATTCAATATCGATGAATTAATCTGCTTAGGATAAGCAATGCCATTAATTTTAAAATTACCCGGTGGATAAGGCCTAGCCTGCCTACCAACGCTTTTTAATAGTTGGGTTGGCGCTTTTGACTGTTCTAACTGCCCCATGCTGGTATTACTTAGAAGTTTAAATTCAATATCCAAATTCGAGTTATACTCGATGGTATCACTTGCTTCAAATCCATCATAAAACCAGATTATACTATTAGCAGAATGTTTGTGTGGCACGGTATCGACACACCCTCTGGAAATGGTTAATCGATTATTGGCAATATCAATATCATCAATACGCACGATTTCATCATTAATTATTGCCGCCATACCTTTTTCAACATCTTCTAGTAAAATACCATTCGTTATGGACACCGTTTTATCAAGATAACCTAAATCATTCTCGGTTATCGCTGTTGGGCACCAATCACCAACAGAATCTGTCAATGTGTAATGAATACTTCCTTTTACACGAGATGCCAAATTATAATTACGGCACGTTCCTTTCGGACTCGCAGCAATAACAAAGAAATAGCAACTCGTTCGATCTAATAACTCAAGATTAGCGGGGTCAATTAACCCCGCTAACTCTCGATAAGGTGCTTCAATAATTCTATACTGTTCAATAATAACCGGGATATTATCTGGATCCGTTTTTTCAATAGCAGGGATAGTATTTATTGACGCCTTAGGTAAACCATATAAATCTTGGATAGCGGCAATTTTTATCGTACCGTCAGTTAAAAAATTTTCTTCTGTCCGTTCAACACGAAGGATTGAATTGATATTGCGTTCAACGGAACGTAATATGAATGGATCACCAATGTCTAAATCAAATGCACGACGATCAAATGATAGATTATAGCGTTTTAAGCCACTAGTACGAATTTTGAGCTCTCGATGAGCCACACGATCAGCTAATTCACCGGTCGGTAATCCCTTAAAATCCATCGGCTGAACAGACTGCCCCCCTTGACTTTGCACCACCGCTAAATTAACAGCCATTGCTGGACGCTCTTTAAATGTTACTGCATCTTTATAAGTGACAACAACTTTAGACGGCACTGTTACATTGTTAAGCGAATCATAATCTAATTTTAATAGACCCGAATTTTCATCAAATATAGGCAAATTATCGACATTATAGTCATCACGTATCAATTTAATACTAATTAACCCATTACGCGAAGTAAATACTTTTGCACCAATATGATCGCATACTTGCTGCCGGAATGTTTTTAGCTCATCACTCACTTTCCATGCTAAACATAGCCCAAATCCTTCATCATAAAGTGTATCTGCAGCTTTTTTAAATGCAAGCTCATCTATTGCGGCGGTAGATAAGCCACTTCCCCAATCGATATCGGTATAACTTTCCCATAGCATATGAGCTGGATTCATTGCATAAATATTACCATCAGCCAATAAAATCAATGATTTTTCAGGATAAAATGGTGAAGTATAGCGCCTAACATCATAAGTCCAAGCTTTTGGATAAGGGTTTAGAGCTGTTAACTTACCATCATAAACAGTCGATACATATCCCCTATCTGCAGGAATATCACTCCCTAATAACCGTTGTAGTATGCCACTAGGCTGTTGATTATTACCCCCCCAACGAACCTCTAAACTCCCTTGAATCCCCCCCTCTGACTTTTCACCGCCAAATAGTCCTGGATGATTAATATAAACAGATTGGTTACCTTGAGTTTTTTTTATACGGCCATTAAATGCAACTTTATCACTTACTTTAATTTGAAAAATTTCATCTAATTTTAAGGCTATACCCGCTTTAAGCGTAGCATAATACCAATAACCTACCGTGACTTTTTTAGACTTACCGCCCATGATCAAACTCCTCTACCGCATTTTCTAACTGTTTAATAGAATAGGAAGAATGTTGTTCTTTAACATACTCAACCAAATGGATCGCCAAAGCATTACCTGTCGCAAGTAGAGCCTCAGCCTCAATACCTTGATGAACAAAAGCATCCCAATCGAGATTATATTGCTTAAAAAAAGCTCGACTACTACTCGCACAATAGCCCGGTCTGCCATTCCAAGCAGGGACGGTTCTTAAATCTTGGATCGTAATGATCATTTTTTACCGCCTCCCTTTGTTTTAATCGCTGACGTTCTAAAATTACCGCTCCACTCGACTTGCCAGTCGGATAATTCAACTTGACCAAACACAATGACTTTAGTTGCGCCATCTTGCACTTTAGGAAAAGATTCATCATTGAAAGTTTGCGGTTTGGGTTTTTGCGTTTTATTTGGCATTAACAGCGATGAAACCAATGAAATTGCCATCGATATTGCCGCCATAATTAAAAATTCCATAATGACCTCACCACCCGACAGGATTACCATCAAAAGGAGAGCTATCTTTTAGATAAGGCGTTGCTCTCATATTAAGTAAGTTATTAAACTTTGTTTTACACGTTGGCTTAGCTAAATCACAACCAGGGTAAAAATTAATCACCATATTGTGCTTTAATCCTGCTGTGCCACCTAAGATGATCAATTTTGTTCCAATATGAGTTTCAATCGCTCGCATATCATATTCACCATTGCCGATGCTAAACTCGATAAAGCCACCCGTAAACCATCCATCAGGCATATTTGCAGCCTCAGTCACGTCAATTGTTGTTAAGTCGATGCGAGTAATCGTGTCTGTTTTTTTATAATGTTCTTTATTGACCTGACATTGCTGATCATATAGCACCGCATTGCACTGCCGGCTATAAGTTAGTGTCGCCCCTAATTTATTACTGGCACTTTCAGTTGGAATTGCTGATATTTTAACCATATCAAAAGCAGCGAAATTAACACTGACAACGTCACCTAGCCATACGGGTTCTGCGGTTGATAAACCTAAATGAGAATTATAAATTTTTAGCGTTACTTTTTTACTTGGTGCTACATTTGCAAACAGCTTAGCAACTTCAATATCAGGTGGGCAGGTAATTGTCAGTGAATCACTAGTTCCCCCATCTGAACGAATAATTCCGCTATCTGAAATACCGCCAATTAAAGCTTTAAAAAGCTGATTATTATAGGTAATATTGATGGCACTACTATTGTACGCATATTTAAAAATGCCCCGAGAAAACTCATATAACCTAATCGGTTGACGACCATCCAAAGACTTTTCAACATCATTAAAGTTCATTATCTAACACCCTCCTAAAGATCAATTCACAACTTGCTAAACCTTGCGAATCAGTCAAATGTTTGATATCAACGCTATCACTATTTAAACGACATAATCGCATATAGCTAATACGCAAAATTTGTTCTGGCTTAATCTGACGGTTTAGCGGTATATCAAGCGATAAGCTTTCAAGTTCACCATGACTACAACTACTAATAATTTGCCGATAAAATATCGAACCATCAGTTAATTTGATGTAAAGATATTTTTTATCACTATCCTTACTGGCAAAGCGGCTATAACCACAATTTTGAATAGTCAGCACCGGTTCACTAGCAGTAATCATTTTGACCACCGTTAAATCTTGTGCGTGAGTGGGTAACCAGATCGGCCGTTGTTGACCGTTTAGATAATAAAGTAATGATTTGAGATGCGATCGTTCTTCACGCCCAAGCCCGAGCCAACGATAACCTTGTAAATAGAAACGATTTTTAGCAATATCCGTTACACGTGGCAATGCCATTTTATTATCCAAAACCGATAACAATTGTAGGTACTCACCCGTCAAATCTTCACTTTCATCAGGTAATAAATCAAATACAGGATAACCTTTATAAATTGCATCTGGTGCTTGAGCGCGATATTCGCTGACAGCTGCTGCTCTAAACTCAATACTAACGTCTTGAAAATCATCCGTCTTGCGATTAAAACGAGGGCTGTTAGAAAACCTGGCAGAGATAGCTGGATAGATCCTAGTGCCAATTGGCCAATCATTTAATATCGGCCTTTTTACTTGGATATTATCATGATTAATTGCCATAATTTCAGCAATTTCATACGTAATAGGATTCATCCATAAAAAGGCTAATCCTCCCACTTGAAAATCAACGTTAACCGTATCGCAATAAATTTTCTGCGTTCCAATTGCAATAGCTTGTTGCGTAAATTGCACATAAGGCCAAATAGGTACCGCCCAATTATGGCCAAACCAACTTGACATATTATGTAATAACTGGCGATTACAACTATCAACATAGAAATTTGCGGTTAAATAACGGCGCGGCGCGGCATATAACGCGCTACGCTGCTCAACGCCAGTTTCACTAGTCATCACATCCGTTGACCACTCTAATTGCTCCACAATAGGACTATCCCAATTCGGCATAAAGCTAAAAGCGACAACGCGATTGCCGGTTAAATGAAGTAACGGGTTTTCAATATCAAAGCACCAGATGATGTTATCGTCAATGATAGTTGGCCCTTCAGGAGTGATCGTTATTTTATAATGCTGTTCTTCTAAGGGACCAAAGCAATAAGGCGCCGTTTTATCACCCAACCTGACTCCATCACTTACACCATCGATTGCATTTAATTGTTTTGGCTTAAAATGCGCATTCCAAACATAAGTATCAAACTCTTGTGAGCTCACTATATTACCAAGATCAATCGTATTGGGTTGAATATGAACTTGATTGTAAAAGAGGTCCTTATAAGACAATGTATTAAATCCCTTTATATGACGAGATAATGCATCGCCCATGCCATGATTTATCCGATCAAACAGAGCCATACTAGCCTTTGCTTGATTATAAGGAAACCACGTATGAGTTAAACTTAGCAATTCAGGTGATAAATGAGAATTAGCAATTCCGCCTATTGGAGAAATCAGTTGATAGCCATAAATTGATACCATAGTTTAATCTCCGTCATAACTCACAGCCACTCCATAAGTTCCGCTATGTATTAATGTAGAGGTCTGAGCAGAGCCAGAAAAGCTACGATTTTCTGTATTTTTGCGAATCCAAGGGTAGATTTTATATTTTCTGTTACCAATACTGATTATTTGTAGAGGTTCATAATTATCAATACGGATATAAAATGCATGCCGTAATTGACCAACAATCGTTCTGCGCTGCTGGGGTCGATAAATAACAGGCCTTATTGGAATTAGTATCGCTTCACCATTCCATTTGTTTGGTTGATAACTCATCGCTGGATAACATTCAAGCGTCGCTACGGCTTTTGAATTTACCTCATTTTTACCAGTGCCAGACCACTGACCATCAATTCCATGATGAAAAAAAGAAGACGTTGAAATCCGGTTATTTTCACGTTGGCTAAACATCATATGACAAAAATCATCTTGATACGCAAGTGAGGTATCAGAAATACGCGATCTACCATCACACGTTCCTGATATCCAATTACCTGTACCAGGAATACCACCAATCGGGCTTTGACCAAATGAGAGATAACTGTAGCGATCTACATTAAAATTAATAAAAGAATAGACTTCAAGATCATGTACATGCACATGATATGTTAAAGGATAACTAATATCCGTTGCGACAGCACAATAAGAAGCCGTACCAGAGCAAATACCAAAAATGTTATCTATAGCTCCTTGAATAACAATTGTTACGCCATTAACATAAGTTTTCACATAACATCCGTTCTTACTCAGTATATTGTTATTAAGACTCCATCCATTATCGAGACACGCATTATGTAAAGCCGATAATAAAACTTCAGGCGTTTGCGCGATTCCTGTATAATAAGCCATCGGTTAAGCCTCCAACTTTAATGCATAATAATCATTGGGTCCTGTACGTGCGACATCTTGAATAACAACGTATTTGATATCATCGATGATAATTGTGTTTTCAACAGTATTATCAAATCCGGTAATATGATAAATGCCTTCCAACTCACCATATATCCCATTTCCATCCATTAGGCGGGTTTCTAATAAAGCATAAGTATTATTGATTGGTCTTAAGTGTTTATCACTTCCAGTTAACCCCTCAGTATTATTCCAAGGCCATACTTGAGGAGTAATCCAATTACCATCATTAAAAAAAATTTTTAAGTACTTGTTATTATTGTAATCATAACCACTTTTATAAGGTATTGTATGTTTAGTATCACTGAACCTTACATTCTCAGCACCATTTAACATTCCGGCACAAACTAGTGGTAATGGATATTGATTAGGTAACGAATAGGATAAAAACTTGCCGACATAAAATGACTCATAAACAGGTGTTCCCACTTTAAAAGCACCAGCAAGCCTTTGCGGTGTCAAGCTGAGCCAATACTCAATACGGCGATTATGCATTGGCACACCAGAATAAGTCACATTCGGCTGAGTCAGGATGTTATTACTCGGTACATAGCCTAATGCCGTACCAACGGCTAAATTATAATAATCACTATTAGCGTTTTGATAAGTATAAAAACAGAGATAAATATTCTCCTTACCACTATAACCGAGGCCCTTCAAAATCAATTCTCTGTTAGCTTTTGATGTATCGTATAAGATCGCTTGCCAACCATTTTTAGTGGCAAAATCATGTATTGTTTGTAATAAATTATAATGCGCCCATTGGCCATTACTATCGTCTACTGTTCCTATTAAAAAAGCCACTTTTATACTCCTAAAATCGATTTTAATCGTTGGGGATTACGTTCAATTTTCAAGTAATAACTTTCCATTCCGCCATCGGAAAATGATGAATTAATAATTCGCTGAGGATCATCATAAACATGTAAATTAACCGCGTTTTCAACTGTTGTTGCTTTGCTTGTTCCTTCACTTAAGCTCACATTACCAAGTGATGGACTAGTTAAAGCAGCTGGAGTTCCAGCAATGCCTCCTGTTGCGTGACGAACTCGTCTGGCATAATCATTCACCGCCAAAAATCCACGTGTATTAACATCATGTAAAAATGGCAACATCCCGGGCTGTTTAACAACCGCAGCACGAGTAACAAATTCGCCGTCAGATAACCAAGCTGGAATCGAGTCACTTGTTTCATTACCGGGACCACGCACCACTCCGCCATCAGCGAGAAAAAAAGTATTCACTAGCGAGAGTAATCCAGATAGCCCATCACTACTGAACATAGACGAAAAGCTACCACCCGTGCCTTTAAATAATTGACTGAAAAACCCACCAAATAATCCGTTAACCTGCCCAACTAACCCTTGTATGCTATTACTCAGTCCACCTAACATGGAATCAGGATTGCTAAATAATGAGTCAAAAACACTGCTCAAACCTTTTTTAAAGGGTTCTGAAACCATTTGCATTAAATTCATCGACATCTGCGTCATAATCTCAGCAATATTTTTCATCATTTCTTGCATTAAATTTTGTTGAATATCAGCAAAAATGGTTTTGCTCATATCAGCAAATGTCATCTCGCCAGAAAATACTTTGCCAAGATTCTGGTTAAGACCACTATTTATCGAACTTCTGGTTATAGCGTCAGTGATACCTTCACCTTGGGCTTCGTTAACTCCCTGCGTAAGACGAGTACTCTCAATTGTGCTTTGAGCTGACTGTTTGACTTGAGCTGATGTGTGAGTTTGAAAATCTTCTAATTGACTAATCTGTTCTTGCAACTGCTCAGAAGTTTGTTTGTGTAGCGCAGCAAGTTTTTGTTTATAAGCAAATTCAGTTAATAAATTAGCATTTTTTTGCTGTGATAACGTCTGTGACTCTGCAGCTAACTTACTATTAATTTCAGCGATCTTGGCTTGATAAGTTTGCAGTTTGTTAACTTCACTTAATTCACTCATCCCCTTAATGCCATCTGCATCCGCTGCAGATACAAACTGGAATCGAAGTCGTTCTAGTTGTTTTGCGATATTGAGGTTTTTTTCGACCTCTGATGAGGGAAAATTTTCACTGATCGCCGCATCGATCGCACCTGAAACTTGACGTTTTGCTACTTGAATTTTTTGTAATACTTTATCGATGGAAGCTATTTGTAGCTCAGCTATGGCGGCCGTTTTAGAACCGGCATTACCAAGCTCATTGGTTGTTTTGGCAATCTCTGCATTGAATGACAAAAACTGTTTTTTTGCCTCATCTAATTCACCGATAGCGTTATTAATTTTGTCTAAATTAAGTGCCATTTTCGTATCCTAATAATAATTCATCCCGTACCGCTATTTTTATTGGTGCGGGATGAATATAAAGTGACGAATCCCATCAACATCGATGAGATCAATCAGTCCATAACATTTTTAACTGTTCCTCTGCTTCTTTACCGCCGGCAAGCCCTTTATTAACGGCAAGCATATGACGAGCTTGCAATTGGTTATCAAGCAAATTGGCTTCCTGATAAAACAGCGTAATTTGTCTGAAGGTATAATTAACTATGGATTCTCTTGTATGACCGGCTCTGATAAGGACTGCGAAAATTCGCCCCCACCGAGTTGTTGATTGCCTACTGCTGTTTGCGATATTTTCTTCATGATATTTTGGCGCAGTAGGCGACGGACAAAAAAACTATTATTGACAGTCCACCAAGTAATCAGCAGCTCTTCTCCTTGTGATGCCGGAAGGGACTCAATCCAATCTCTTGGCTGATCACAACAAAAAGCGACAATATCAAGCAATTTATCTGCATGATTGCCTAGAACAGTTAATCCTTCTTCAAAAAAATTGATGTTATGTACATTCATTTCATCAAAACTGCGCGCAATGTCATTTAAGGTCGCTTGCCAACGTAACTGCTCAGCAAAGCGTAGCTCCCTAACCACAATGTCCCTTCCCGAGATTGTCATACGACTATCTGGAAATAGTATGCTTAACTCGGTAAGTTCTGACTGTTGTACTTGTGCAGTTTTATTTTGCTCAACTTTCGTTGCCATATTAAGCTGCCTTCAGCTCTAATTTACCAAAACCACCTAAAGCAGGATCATTAACATTAACGGTATCTAATAGTGCGCTACCGCTTAATGATAGAGAACCATATTCGCTGTTAATTAAATCCAAACTTTCTGCAGGATCAAATCGAACACGATATAAGCTCAAGACAATCGGTTGATTGTTTTCTGTATTAACGCCATCTAATACAAAATAGCGCTCAGGCGGTGTTTGGCTCAAGATGGTGAATGCTGAACGTTTAGTGAAATGATAAGAAGCTTTTAAAGGTTGCACTAAGCCTGCAGTATTCACAATTTTAAGTAAACCCGCACTGACAGATTCAACAATGAACTTGGTTTTATCAACAGTAATGGGATTAGCTGCGCTATCTTTGATAATTAAAGATTCTTCATCAATAAAAGGATTATCTAAACGGATAATATCCCCTGATTCTAAGCCAGCTGGCAGTAGCTCTGAAGTAATCGCTCCCCCCTCAGTTTTAACCTGAGTAGAATAGAGCCCTTGAACTAAATTAGTCGGTAAAATTTCATCCAAATTTAATTTAATGGTTGCTTTTTTACTGGTTTGTATACGACCATAAGGTAAACGCTGGCCACTAAAACTTTCTATTTTTTCTGCATTTTCCGTGGCAATAGATAATGTGCAAGACGGTGCGTTACCGACCCATTCAAGCTTACCTGGTTTACCATTTTCTAAACGTTCGCCTAATAAAATCCGCCCTTGGAATGAAAATAATTGAGACATTTCGCTTTCTCCTTATATAATTTTAAATTTTAACCTAATTAGATAAGCTGTTTTTTCCTACCTAAAATCGTCTTAACGCCTTTGCTGACCAGCAGCTATACTTTTAATATGAACAAGTTATCGATTAGAACCAATGGCAAAACCAACTTGATAAACATCTTGCCAAATTTGTAATTGCTCGTTATAACATTGCATCTCACCCGATAAAAGCTGACATGAAGTCGTAGCAAAAAGCGTTGGATGCCAGCCAATAAGCGCCTGACGAATTTGTGGCAGTACTGACTCCAAATCACTTGATATTGGCGCAGATTGGTAGCGATGATTTTTAGCCACAATCGTTACAGCAAAAGTCATCACAACAGATTGCCGCGTTTTGCCTTTAAGCATTACAAGCTGCTTATCGCTATCGGTTGATGCTCTGATACTTTTTACCTCAAGATACACCGCCGTTTTATCTAAATATTGTGTTTTTTGCACATTAGCTAAATCAAGTGCATCACCAACATATTCATAACCCTCAACTTGCTCCTTTAACCGCTGAAAGACCGTTCTTAAATCCAACATATGCAATATCCTTTATTATCATTTCTAATAAAAAAGCCTGAATCAATGAATGCATTCAGGCTTTATTTGGATGGAAAATTTATACACATTTTAAAGCAGCAAAAACAATATTAAACCGTTTGGATTAATCCATATCGATTATCGGTATTTGTGTATAAAAAAACCACCAATAAGGTGGTTATATACAATTTCTGACTGTGGAATAATTATACCATTATCCGTCCCAAAGGTCAACCAAAAAATAAACTAAAGTTTACCAAAGATATTAATGTAAACTAAAGTACACTCATAGCGATTGATAATAGATGACAAATCATTCAATATTACTCTTGCGAAGCTATAATGCAACAACTAGAGTCATAGACATCGAAATGTGAGTCGAGCGGTTCCATTAACAAGTAAATGGGAGTTGGTTTCACTTATCACTTGTTCCATTGTTTTGTTTTGTTCTTTGCAAAACTCAACGGCATTTTTATTCGCCAATTCAACAGCGGTGGTAATACGCCCTGATGCTAACGATGCTTCAACCTCAGTGAAATAATCTCCGTTACTGAGTTGTTGTACATTCGAGCTGTAGGTCAATCCAAGCCCGTGAATTTTAGTTTTATCGTTTTGCACTGCACATCCATTTAATAGGATTACCACTAAAGTGGCTAGGGAGACTAAATATATTTTCATTATAAAATTTCCTTTTGAGGCATTTTTAATTAAAAATGCATGAATACTTTTAGTTTGTGTAACTTTTGCAAACCACCTTACATGATCTCGATACAGTAAACAATGTAATTGATCTATCTTTGCATCTGTTTTTCAATTACCGATCATCCAATTGACGAAAAGTCACTAGATTAGCTCAGAGTATTAACAATACTCATGGGCATGGGCATATTGTAGATAATCTTGATAACAGGTATTTCATTAAATAAAGCGTAATCATATTTTGAAAAATCATCTAAAGCGAAATGGATTACGTTGTAATCAGGAAATAGTGGATAACAAAATTTAAAATAAGCCAT